CCTAACATTATATTAACTGATGAAAACCCTATTAGTATGAAATACAAAGTTACTGTCGGTAACCAAGTATCTAGTGGATTATCAACTTGGATTACAGCAAACCCAGACAAATGTAAAGCCGGTTATAAGTTTTTACAAGAAGTTAAAAATAATGGATATGTTAACGGAATGTACTTTTATGTACGAGACGAAAAGGTATTACAATTGGTTCAACTTATTATCGGTGGCAATATCAAGCGTGTCGACAAGTTTATCAACTCTGCGTTAAGTTGATAAATACAGTATGCCAAGTAATAGCGAAACAATTTTAACAACACAAACACATCCAGCGGATAGTACAACACAGACTGTCACGGGTGATAATTATAAGGGTGACGGTTACTACAGTCGTAGTGACGGTATTCACACTGTTCAGTACAGTTATACAGACCTACAAGGTACTATAACTATACAAGGAACACTAGCAACAACCCCAACAGAAAGTGACTGGTTTGATGTACACACATATACAGAAACTAGTGCTACTAGCAGTAAAGTTGCAAACTTTACAGGTAATTATGTATGGATAAGAGCAAAACTAGTATATACCGCAGGTAGTGTATCAAGTATTGTGCTAAATCATTGAGGTAAAAGATGGAACATTTTATTAGAGTAGTAATGGAAAAACAAGACACTTTAGCAGAAGGTCTAAATGATGACGTATTTCCAGGCAGTGAAGTAATGGAAACAGAGCAAGGTGCTACTGTATTTCATATACCTTTACCAAATGCATTATCAGAACAAGAATCAGACGAATTTGCAGATAGATTAGTTAATTATATGACTGAACAAGGTTATGATGATTTTGATATTGAATGTTCAATGGACGAAGAAGAAGAATTATATGACGAAGAAACTTTTGAAGATGACGATGACTTCTTTCATGAGTACGGTGAGATGTGGTATAATGATGACGATGATCCAATGGACGAAGCAGAGTATCAAGGACGTAAAGTTAAACTAGGCAAGCCTATGCAAGGTGATGTTAAGAAGTTTAAAGTTTATGTAAAAGATCCTAAGACAGGTAATGTTAAAAAAGTAAACTTTGGACATGGCGGCTCAAGTGTTAAAGGCAAAGCAATGAGCATTAAAAAATCTAATCCTGCTAGACGCAGAAGTTTCCGAGCAAGACACAACTGTGACAATCCAGGACCACGTACAAAAGCACGTTACTGGAGTTGTCGTAAATGGTAGCCTTTAAAGATTTCATTCCTGAAGCATCAGACTTAAGACCTGCAGAAGTTAACAAGTATGCAGGAAGACCTGATGACAGAATTCCTGTCTTTTTAAATAAAGTTTCCCAAGGTGCTAAATTTCCTACTACTGATGGCAAAGAAGTTATAATAGACAAAAGCGAAGTAGAAAGATTAAAGAACGAAATATTAGTTGTTGGTTACAAAGGTGTTCCTAGTCTAAGAACTACAGACGGTACAGAAATTAAAATGTCTCAATTAGCCAAAACAGGAGAATTTGGTGGAGTAGGACAAAGTAAAACAGGCGAACGTCAACTTGCAAACAGAGGAAATACACTTGAAGGTGTACTAGGTGCACTTGCTCTTGCAAGACTTACTGTAAGACCAAGCAGAAGAGTATCAGAAGTAGACTTAAAAAAAATTATTGCTGACTTTGGCAAGCAAGCAGGTGTTCAAGGAGTAGGCGGAACTATTACAGTCAAGGCTCCAGAAGAACAATCAGAAACAACTGATACATTTTCATTAACTGTTAAACTTCCAGCAAAGAATTATGCTGACTTTGTTGATTATGACTTTATGATGGCCGATAAACAAATGGCCGGCTTCATTCGTAATGCAGTTGCATATGTAAATGATGCAGGTATTGTAGATCGTTATGCAAAAATGTTTGAATCTAACGGCAAAGCAGATAACGTAGGTGTTGTAGCAGACGGTGTAAGTGATATGACTGGGCGTAAAACAGATATCTATATGACATACACTGATGAAAACGGCGAAAAACAAACTAAAAAGTTTGATCTAAGTTTAAAGGCAGGAACAACTAACCAATTCGGTCAAGCGGCGGTAGGTTCAGATACACCTACAAGCAGAAAGAAAGCACACAGTGAATACGGTTGGGCCGCTTTCAAAAAAATCTTTGGTGACTTTGGTGTTGATATTAGTCCATCTGGTGATGCTTTTATAAATCAAGCAAAAAACATAGAACAAGCAATAGACGTTGCATACAAAACAGCGTATATAGAATTTGACAAACAACTTAAAGGGTCAAACGAAGACAAAGAAAAGAAATGGTTAAGACAATTTATTGATAATATTAAACAGCATGGCACATACAATGATCCGAATGTACAACTTGCCCAATTTGAGCAGTCAAAATATTTTGTTCTAGATTTTCAAAAACTGGATAGACTAATTGATAAAGACAAACTAGACCTTGATGTTACAATGGGATACACAAACAGTAAAGATGGTACGAAATGGCCACGTATAGATTTTGTAAATACAAAATCAGTAGAAAATGTTAAAGCCGGCACAGGCGGCAAAATATTCTTACGTATTAGAAGTAAGTATAGTCCTGCTAAAGTAACAAATCTAATTGAAAAAGGACCTTATTTGAAAGTTCTTACTACTGTAAGAAAAAATAAGCCAGTAAAGGAAAATATTATGGATACAACAAAAGAATTTGGTCCTAACTACAACATAGTCGATGACTTACATGTTTATATGCGTAACGAAAGTGAAGTATATAGAAGACAATACTTTCCAATGCTATGTAAAATGCAAGAGCAGTTATCAGCAGGTAAAAAAATCAGTGCAAAAGAAGTAATGATGCCTGTAATTAAATCTTGTATGGCTTCATACAATAAAAAGTTTAACCTTGCAAACGAATCAAGTGATATTATCACAGACGAAGATATAAAAACACTAGTTAAAAAGATTTATACTGAAGAAATACCGTTAATTAAGAAAGGTGTTTATAAGTGAGACTAAGACAACTATACGAAGCACCTGCAAGAAAAGTAGTTGCAGTTATGCCCGGCGGATTTCATCCGTTTCATCCTGGTCACAAAAGTTTATATGACTGGGCTGTTAAGCAATTTGGGCAAACAAACGTATACGTTGCCGCTACAAACGACACAAGTACAAGACCTTTTCCTTTTGATGTTAAAAAGCAACTAGCAAGTTTTGCAGGAGTTCCTCCAACTAATTTTATACAAGTTAAATCCCCATTTAATCTAAACAGTTATACAGGGTTACTAGCAGACGGCACTGCACTTGTATTTGTACGTAGCGAAAAGGATCGTAACGAACAACCACAACCAGATAAAACTAAAAAAGATGGCACACCAGGTTATATAAAATCATGGACTGGTAAAAACATGGAAGATTATGTAAGTTCAGGTTACATGGCTTATGGTCCTACACAAGAATTTCAGTTTAGTGGTGTAGATATTAAAAGTGCAAGCGAATTAAGAAAAGCATGGCCTTCAATGGCTCCAGAAGATAAGCGTAAAGCCGCTGAAGAAATGTATCCAGGCAAAGGTATGGAAGCCGCAAAGTTATTAGATGACGCACTAGGCACAGAGCCAGCAGAAGAAGGTGTTAAAGAATGGGTAGGACCTGTTCTTAAAGGCGGAAAATATTCATTTCAAATTGCTAAATGGTTATGGAACAACAAATGGGCTATTACATTCTTTGTAGGCGCATGGAAAACTATTGATTGGATGGGCGATGCAATTGATTTTGTTAAAAAATATTTAGATAATCCAATTGTACGTGCTATGTCAAAATATGGTTTACCAGCAATAGGTATTGCTGTTGCATTGTATGGTGGTAAAAAACTATATGACGAACTTGTACAAATAAAAGACGAGCGCGAACTAGATAAAATGGTTAGAAGTTTTGAACCTGACCAAAAAGAATTAGTAGACATTGAAAAAGAACTAGAAGCCGCAATAGCAGATGAAGATGTAAATGAATTTAATTTATTCAAAGGCACAGACAATGCTAGTGTTAAAGAACAAGATCCAAATAAATTAAAAGTATTAGATTGGATTGCAGATAGAGCAGATGGTAAAGAACACTTTTTAAGTTTTTATCGTAAAGGTGCCGCATGGAGTGGTAGACTATTGTTTATTAAACCAGATGCCGCTAAAAAGTTTAGACAAAAAGTTGAAGACAATCCGGAACATGCAGATAGAATTAAAAAAGCATTAACAAGTATTGAAACAACATCTAAACTATTCACTAATTTAAAGATTGACCACCAAGTAAGACGAGCAAGTTAATCATGGATATCGCAACTTTACAAAAACTTGCAGGTATACATGAGTATAAAGGTTATACTGAATACACCCTAGAAGATATGAGTCAAACTGCTAGTGATCTAAAGAAAAAAGAAAAGAAATTAGGATTAAAACCTGGTGACAAGGACTGGTTTAAGTTATGGTTTAGTTTACCTTACATGTCAGGTGCTCCAAAAGGATTTAGAGGTCGTAAATGAGATTTAGAAGTATAAAAGACATTGAAAACTTTATTCCTAAAAAAGGAAGTTTCAAACACACACTACGTAAAATCGAAGAAGATGGACGTATAGTAAAAGGTGTGAACACTACAGCAGATGTAGACGTTAATAGTATCTCAAAAGAAGCAGGAAAGTTCGGTAACAAAGTAGACAAAGACGGACGTCCGCCAACACTCAGCAAAAAAGTTAAAGGATCTAGCACAAACGTTCTTTACAATCTAGGACTTGCTGAAAGTGTAGCCGTCAAGTTTGAACGAGGCGAGGACTTTGATATACTGCACATTAAAGAAAAAGGTAAAAACCGTGTAGAAGTACGTGGCAAGAGTGGATACGAAAGCGGCAACTACGATCCTAAAGACAAACTTCACCAAACGTTAGACAAATTAGGTAAAGCGGCAAATATTAGTGAACAATATGCTATGTTAGAGGCAAAAGTAGGCGAACTATCTAAGGCAAGTGAAATATATGTAGACATGGACGGTGTACTTGCAGACTTCTTTGGCGAGTGGGCTAAAGTAATGAAAGTAGATCATTATTCAAAAATAGATAACGTTGATATAAATGTTGCATTACAAAAAATACGTGATACAAATGACTTTTGGTTAAAGTTACCAATGCTTCCACAAGCAAAACAACTGTTAGAATTAATTAAAAAAGTAAAAGGATCATATAACATTTGTAGTTCGCCACTAGCAGATGATCCTAGATCAGAACCACACAAACGTGAATGGATCAAAAAGAATTTATCATTCTTTCCACCTAAAGAAGTTATTATTACAAGCAATAAACCAAAGTATGCTACACAATCAGATGGTACACCTAACATCTTAATTGACGACTTTGGTAAAAATGTAAATGCTTGGGAAGCCGCAGGCGGCGAAGGCTTTAAATATAAAGATCATAAATTTGAGCGTACAGCAAAAGAACTGCAACAGCATATGAACGAGCCTGCGACTGAAAGAGAACTTACAAAAGGCGAAGAAAAGAAAAAAGAAAAATATGTTAAGGGTATGAAGAAGTCTAAAGGCGACTTTAAAGACCGTTACGGCAAAGATGCTGATGCTGTTATGTATGCAACTGCAACTAAAATGGCAAAAGAAGGTAAACATATACCTAATCCAAAGAATGCTTTTATTACAAAGGCTGATACTGCATACGACTTTATTAAATTAGGTACTAATCTTGCAAATTTAAAAGCAATGCCAACAGGTAGTTCTAATGTTGATGAACCTGATATTATGATTGCTCCATATGCAGGTAGAAAAGAAATGAAGTACTTGCAAAAAGAACTAAAACGTTTAGGATATAAAACACAAGACGCTGATGGTTATCAAGATGCACACTACGATGATAAACCAACAGGAGGCAAAGAACCGCCACAAATGAAAGGCGAAGGAAAACTAGGAAGACTTAAACTTAGTAAACTACGTCCTGTACATAAAAAAAGAAAATATTCAAAATTATTCAATCAACTAAAACGTATGGGTGAAGATAATATGGCTCCTATTACAGTTGACAAACATGGACATATTGTAAACGGACATCATCGTTATGATGCATTACGTTTAGTGGGTGAAGAGTATGCTCCTGTAAGAATGATAGATGTACACGTTAGTGAGACATTAGATGAGAATTTTGCCAAGCCACAGTTTGATGTAGAATGGGAAGAAGCAAATCGCTATTCGTTCTTAGACAAGTTAGGTAAAAATGGCTGGATAGAATTAGCACAGACTGGTAAAGTTGTTAATGTAAACAGTGATACAGTAAAAAAAATAGGCAATACGGGTGCTGATGGATCAGAAACATTTGCGGATTTGGAACCTAAAAAGGTTGCAAGGTTTAAAAAAGCAATGAAGTCAGGTACAATAGAAATGCCTATTGTGATGAAAATGCCAAACGGTAAATTAGAACTTATAGCAGGTAATACAAGACTTATAGGACTTATTAGTTCCGAAGGAAAAGCCAAAGTTTGGTACATAGACGCAAGTAAATTAGAAGAAAACTTTGCAGACGGTAAAAAAAAGGGCAAAAGCAAACCTGGTAGAGTAAAGAAGTCAGGCGCTAGTTGCAATGGATCAGTAACATCATTACGCACAAAAGCAAAAAAGTATAGCGGCGAAAAGGCTAAAATGTATCATTGGTGTGCCAATATGAAGTCCGGTCGCAAGAAATCAAAGTAAATATAGCAAAGGAGCACCAATGCTAGAATACTTTTTATTACCTAATCTTACAATAGATAAACAGTTTTTTACAAACAAAGTTATAAAACAAAGTGAATCTTGGGGACATTTTGGAACCGGACGCTTTAAGTTTTACTCTGGTATGCCCGATGATGAAACGTTAGACTATCTTGATAATACTTTTAAAAATGCAGGCGATCTTGTTAGCAAAGTACTCTTTAATAAGGTAAAGGCTAATAATATTATAGGTCCACATACTGATTACGGTCGTGGGTGTACAATTAATATTCCTATTTGTGGTGATTTTGAAAACAGTAGTTTGGATTCTTACGAATGGTCTGGTCCTGTAACTGTTGTTAGTCCTGATGAAGATATAGAAGAACAAGAAGAAAGCAGATTCTATCCACATAGCGAAATAGATGCACAAATTAATTACACTGTACCTATTTGTTTTGATACTAGAGTACCACACGGAGTAACTAATCAAACTAAAGAAGATAGATTTATATTAGGTATTACATTCCATGATAAGTTTGAAGTGAAAAATATTAAAGAGATGTATGAAAACGGAGAATTATTGGTATGATAATTAACGGAATATATACACAACCTAATGCTTATGAAAACGGACTATGGGTAACTTTAATGTGTCCGCATAAATACACTGTAGAGACTAAACTAATCGTTGAAGATGCTGATAGTACTCGACAACGTAAAAAAATAGGTATATTTGCACCTATAACGGAGAATGAAGATGAAGGCTAAAGAGTTTATGAAAGAAACTACGTCAGCAGGCGGAGTAGCGGCTGTGGCAATGCCATTAGGTGCGATACAATCACGCAAACCTAAAAAGAAAAACAAAACTACAAAAGAAAGTGGTTTACAATACTATACAGGTGTTAAAAAACATGGTAAAGAATACATGAAAAAAGCGGCACAAGCAGGTCGAGACGGTGCTAGTCAAGAAGAATTAGGTCGTTTAAAGGACAAATATAGTAAAGCCACAAAGAAAGAAAGTAGATAAATACTACTGTAATTCGGAGCAACAAGATGAACCAAAAAGACTTAACAGAAGGCCTAGCAGAATTAGCAGGCGTAGCAGAAAGAGATCACGAAGTACAAATGGCTCGTGCAGATCTTTACAAGATTGCAAAATATGCAATTAAACTACACGAAATGCTAAAGAGTGTAAGCGAAGCAGAAGGCATCGAAGGTTGGAAACAATCAAAAATCACAAAAGCGGCAGACTATATGGGTTCAGTATATCATGCTATGGACTATGACAATAAGTTTGAAGGTGTAGAAGTTACAGAAGCAAGAGATACACATTGTTCAGACAAATGCTGTGGTTCGGATGTTAAAAGAGAAGATTGTAAATGTCCACCAGATTGTAAGCATTGTAACTGTAATGCAAAGAATGTTGATGAAGGTAAGAGCCCACACAAAAAAGGTTCTGCAAAATACAAAAAGCATATGGCGGCAAAACATGCTAACATGTCAGAAGATTACAAAGCATATATTCAAAAAAGATTAAATGAAGCATTAGCAAATATAGCAGAAACTGCTAATACATGTCCAGAATGTGGTCATGCAAAAGCAAGTGACGACGAACAATTCGACGAAGCCAAACAACGCTTAGATCCAAAATGTTGGAAGGGTAAGAAGATTGGAAACCCTAAAACTAAGATGAAGGGCGGAGTTAGAGTCAACAACTGCGTACCAGCATAACCAATAATCAAACAAAACACTTGACAATCGCCTAAATACACTGTATAATAATAGCAATTATACATTTTACTTAGGAGGTAAATTATGAGTTCACGTACCTACGGTGCTGAAGAAAAAGCAAAACTAGAACGTCTTGTTAATGAAGGTGTTACAGTATTGCAAGAAGTAGAAGATTTAAATGCTGGCCTAAAAGAAACAGTCAAGGCTGTTGCAGAAGAATTAGATATTAAGCCAAGTCTTATTAATAAAGCAATTAAGATTGCACAAAAAGGCGAATGGCATAAGGTTGCAGATGAGTTTGATGATTTAGAAACCCTTGTTGCTACAGTTGGACGAGACAAATTGTAGTGCAGAAAATTAAAGACTTCTGGATCAATAGTTATAAAAGTGATCGTATAGCATTTTATTTTGAATTAGTTAGTTTTGTCTTTACAGTTGGTGCAAGTTTGACTTTGGCATTAACAGCAAGAGATCCTAACATGCTAATTGTATACCCGGCATTTTTTGTTGGTAGTACTACACAATGCTATGCATCATATCGAAGAGGCGCGGCCTGGGTAATGTTATTAACAGGCTGGTTTGTATGCGTTAATGTATTTGGATATGGAGTTGCGGCACAATGGTGGTAAAACCTTATCAACCATTAGCATGGTTTAGTACTGCTTGTTTATTAGTAGCGGCAACTATGGCCGCATTTAATTTATATCCTTACTACATTTATGCATTTATTGCTAGTAATACTCTTTGGGTATTAATCGGATTACTTTGGAAAGAACGTAGTCTTGTTGTCCTTAACGCAGGACTTACAGTTATATATGTTGTAGGATTATTATTTTGAAAATATTAGTTGCCGGTGATAGTTTTGCGGCTGAATGGCCTGGATATAATAGTTGGGTTAGACTGTTAGCAAATAACTATGATGTAACTAATGTTGCTCAAGCAGGTTGCGGTGAGTATAAAATACTAAAACAAATACAAAATGTAAATTTAGACGATTACAAAATAGTAATAGTTAGTCATACTAGTTTAAGTAGAGTACATACACCTAATCATCCTTTGCACAAACAAGGCTTACATAAAGACTGTGATTTGTTGTATAATGATATAGATAGACTTAGTCTGTTTAATCCTAGTTTATCAGCCGCAAAGGGATATTTTAAATATCATTATGACGATCATTATTACCAAACAATATACAGTTTACTAAGAAAAGAAATTAATAATTTACTAAGTGATAAAATTTATCTAAGTATGTCACATATAGAAGTAGCAAAACTTTTTATATACGAAGATAACCATTTAGACTTTAGTGAATTTTGGCAAGCACACAAAGGCTCAGAAAACCATTATAACATTACAGGCAATCAAAAAATATATGATATTGTTGTTGACAAAATCAACAAATTATGCTAATATAGTAATAATAAGAAACGCCCAAGAGGCATGAAGAAGGTCCGTTGGCCATAAGCAACGAGGAGAATATAATTGAGTTACGTAGACGCACTATTTGATCGCAGTTCTGATATTATTAGAACAGTCGAACGCAAAGATGGAAAAAGGCATTTCCATGAATTCCAAGCGAAATATACATTTTATTACAAAGACCCTAGAGGCAAATACAAAAGTGTTTATGGAGATCCGCTAACACGTATTGTATGTAAGAACACAAAAGACTTTCGTAAAGAAGTTGCTATTAACAAAGGCAAAGATTTATTTGAAAGCGACATTAATCCTATCTTCCAATGTTTAAGTGAGAACTATCTCAATCAAGATGCTCCTAAACTAAACATTGCATTCTTCGATATTGAGACTGACTTTGATCCAGAGCGTGGCTTTGCTGATCCAAGTGATCCATTCATGCCTATTACAAGTATAAGTGTGTATTTGCAATGGCTGGAGACAATGGTGTGTTTAGCAGTTCCGCCTAAGACACTTACTATGGATGAAGCAAAGAAAACACTTGAAGGCATTGAAAATGTAATGCTATTTGAAAAAGAAGGTGAAATGATTGACACTTTCTTAACACTAATTGAAGATGCTGATATTTTATCAGGATGGAACAGTGAAGGTTATGATATTCCGTACACTGTAAACAGAACAAGTCGTGTACTAAGCAAAGATGATACACGTAGATTCTGCTTGTGGGGGCAACTTCCTAAGAAGCGTGAATATGAAAAGTATGGCAAAACAGCAGAAACCTATGACCTAATAGGTAGAGTGCATCTGGATAGTTTAAATTTATATCGTAAATACACGTATGAAGAACGACACAGTTACAGACTTGATGCCATTGGCGAAATCGAAGTTGGGGAGAATAAAGTTCCTTATGAAGGCACTTTGGACCAGTTGTACAACAATGACTTTAGAAAATTCATCGAATACAACATACAAGATACCGCACTACTGGACAAGTTGGACAAAAAACTAAGATTTATTGATCTTAGTAATGAACTTGCACACGCAAATACTGTTTTGCTACAGACTACTATGGGTGCTGTTGCAGTTACAGAACAGGCTATCGTTAATGAAGCACATCACAGAGGACTACAAGTTCCTAATCGTAAAAGATATGATGACGAAAGCACACAAGCGGCAGGTGCATATGTAGCATTTCCAAAGAAAGGCTTGCACAAGTGGATTGGATCAATGGACTTAAACAGTCTGTATCCAAGTGTTATTAGAGCCCTTAATATGGCGCCTGAAACAATTATAGGGCAAATACGTCCAGAGATAAGCGAAGCCCGTGTACACGAAGATATGACGCTTAAAAAGAAAAGTTTTGCAGGGTCTTGGGAAGGACGCTTTAGTGTAGAAGAATACGAAGCAGTGATGGATCAACGTAAAGATATTTCACTTACTGTAGATTTTGAAAATGGTCAGTCTGAAGTATATAGTGGTGCAGAAATTTACAAAATTATTTTTGATAGTAATAATCCATGGATGCTCAGTAGTAATGGTACAATTTTTACAACAGAGTTTGAAGGTGTTATTCCAGGTATCTTAAAACGTTGGTATAGCGAACGTAAAGAACTACAAGCACAACTAAAAAAAGCAAAAGATGCAGGCAATGCAATTGAAATTGAATACTGGGATAAAAGACAACTTGTTAAAAAAATTAATCTTAATAGTTTGTATGGTGCTATTCTTAATCCTGGGTGCCGTTTTTTCGATAAGCGCATTGGTCAGTCAACTACACTTACAGGAAGAACTATTGTTAAGCATATGAGTGCAGAAGTAAACAAAGTTATTACAGGCACATATGACCATGTTGGTGAAGCAATGATTTATGGTGATACTGACTCTTGTTACTTTAGTGGATATCCTGTACTTAAAGAACAAATTGATGCAGGACAACTGCCTTGGGATAAAGATAATGTAATTAAACTTTATGATCAAGTTTGTGAAGCGGCAAATGAAACATTTCCAAAGTTTATGCTAGATGCATTTCATTGTCCAAAGAGTAGATCAGATGTTATTGCGGCGGCTAGAGAGATTGTTGCAAAAAGCGGATTGTATATCACAAAGAAACGTTATGCGGCACTTGTGTATGACATCGAAGGCTTTAGAAGTGATATAGACGGCAAACCAGGTAAAGTTAAAGCAATGGGCTTAGACTTGCGTAGATCAGATACTCCTGTGTTTATGCAAGAGTTTCTAAGTGAACTACTACTAATGGTGTTAACAGATGTTCCACAAGAAGATGTACTACAACGTATTACTGAGTTTCGTAAGGAGTTTAGCGAACGTCCAGGTTGGGAGAAAGGTTCGCCCAAACGTGCAAATAAGATTGGACACTATCAGCGACTAGAAGAAAAGCAAGGTAAAGCAAACATGCCCGGACACGTTCGAGCAAGTATTAATTGGAACACACTCAAGCGTATGAATGGTGACAAGTACTCGCAAGAGATTGTAGATGGTATGAAGGTTATTGTTTGTAAACTAAAGCAGAATCCGCTAGGTTATACAAGTGTTGCATATCCTACAGATGAATTGCGTATTCCAGATTGGTTCAAAGAACTTCCGTTTGATGATGCGGCAATGGCAGAAACTATTATTGATAATAAACTAGACAACTTAATTGGTGTGCTTAACTATCCACTAGAAGATACTAAGCAACACACTACATTTGGAAGTCTATTTGAGTTTGGAGATTAGTATGAAAGTAGGATTTACTTGTTCAACATTTGATTTGTTACATGCAGGACATATTATTATGTTGCGTGAAGCAAAAGAACAGTGCGATTATCTAATATGCGGATTACAAATTGATCCAAGTGTAGATCGAGCAGAAAAAAACAGACCAGTACAAAGTATTGTAGAACGATACACACAATTAAAA